GCCGCTTCCGCTCCACCACTGGTAAAAACATCCGCGATACTACTACCGACATTACTTATGCCTTGCATAGCAGACGAACCAAGGTTCGCTAGAATATCTGCTATAGATGTAAGCCCTCCAATAAACATCTCTGGAGGATTATTTTGTAATGGCTCATCAACACGTTTACGGTATTCGTCATTAAGAGCATTAACTAACCGTTCACCACCAAGATTCCCGATTCCCGTATTCGCACCGTAAGTTGCGTAACGGTTGAGAATGTCCATCGTAACGTCAGGAGAAAGACCAATATCCTCGCCCTGCTCTACAAATTTAGTAGCATTAGATTCAGGATTAGTCATCGAATTTATTAAAGATTGACGTTGGTCATCGTTGTAAATACTAGCCATTAACTCACCGCTACCGTAATGTTACCGTTTGTAACTATTTGAACTGTACCTACGCCCCCTGTTGCGCTCAGTCCAGAGGTACTTGGCGTCGAGATATTCTGCCAAGAATTTCCCAAATATACTTGAAGAACCTGCTCGGTGGTATTCCAAATAATAGACCCTGTAGTAAACTTTAAGGTGTCTCTTTTTTCGTTAGAAAATTCAGGAGTAAGGTCTGGGTCAAACGAGTCCAAACTTAACTCTATCAATCGGATGGTACGGTTGTAAGTGTTTGCGTCTACCGTAACTTGATTGACAGAAAGAGGTAAGCGTCCTTGTAAAAGTTTACTCATCTTCGACCGTTAGGTTGGATATCTAATCGAGTTCCACCTACTCGAAACCCTACCCCTAATCTTGTTCCGGCTTCTGCGTCATCGTCAGATTCGAAACGTACCGCCGCCTGTCGTCCCCTAGCGCGGGTATCTATCTTAGTCGTACTTCCGGTAAAGGAAGACGTTATATCCGTCGTAAGGGAATCTCCAGGATAATTACGAGCCTTTAACACGAAGTTAATCGCCTGCGTACTACCGGAGTCACCTGTAAACTTAACGTCTGGAATACATCTACGAATAAATTGGAACTGGTCTCCTTCCCCGATATCGAAATCAGCGCTTTCAATGAAGACGTTATCCATAGGTTGCCCATCCGCATCAAAACCAGTTTCGTGCGAATAGATATAGTTACTACCGTTGTCATACCCAGCTGCCCTAGGAAATGAAACAACCCCTTCATCAAGCCACGCGGTTCTAGATAACTCACCAATGGCCCATGTTTGATCGACATAGTTATAGGTCACATATTTATCTATGGTGGTGTTATTTCCTGAACAATAGAACCAACCAACCTCATCGAACTGTTTATTAAGAAAACCAAAGACTTGGAATGCTTGATCTTCATTCAACTGCTCAAAAACATAAGAATGAACAGAACAAGGAACAGGCTGAACAGCACCTTGATAAGTATAAAACCCTTTTTTATCCATCCAAAATATACCAGACGGAGAGTTAACAGGAGCGTTAGGGCCGATTAAACTTACCCCTTCGTTAACTAAATTAAGACCAAAAGTGTTTGGAGGTCCAATAAACTGGAGACTATAGAGTGCGACATCAGTCCATATCAATGTTTCTTGTCGAGCGCGCAAGCCACCAATAATTTGAGAACCCGCCGAACACCGTAAAGAACCCGCAGTGTTTGTAGAAGTCGGTTCCCATTCGGTAGGGTTTTCTTGATCCGAAAACGCAATTAATAAAGGGTCTATTTGACCAGTTCTTGCGGTTCCTGCATCGTTAATAGGATCGGCACCTAAGACAATAACGTGTCTGTCAATATCTGAAATAAGTACCTGAAGACCTAACGTCGGAGCCAGATTAGCCCCTGTAAGATCTTCTAGGGCAACTGCCGGATTAGTAGGAGTAGTGTAGTCGTAATAATAAATTCCACCCGCTCTGACGTTTGCAACCAAGTCCTCGCCAAAACTGTCCATAGACCAAAGACGCAGTTGGTTAACAACGTTTAATGGGCTACTTGATCCAAATGGCCCAGATCCCCAAGCGTTTGTACCCCAGCCTGAACTTGGGACATATACGTCTAGTCCAACGCTGATTTGGTAAACCCCATCTACGCCAGACCCGCCATTGCCAGTGTCGGACGAATTTGCAGTTACAGTCACACCATTCGTATCTTTTGCGGTAATTAAATAGGAATTAGAGTTAGAGATAGAATCTATTTCGTATTCTTGGTTCAGAACGGCAGCGGTGATGTTGCCCCCTAAAGAGACCGCGTCTGAAAAAGTAACAAAGTCACCTTTAGCGGCACCGTTTGACGAATCAGTTACAGTAATCGTGGACGACCCATCTGTTGCAGCGAAAGTTACTGAGTTAGTAGATGTTTTACGAACAGGTGTAATATCGTCGTAAGTTGCGTTGTTTTGAACATAGAGTTTCGTTCTTGTTCCTACGCCTAAAAGTCTTTCGTTATCAAGTGTTGTCCAAGATAGAAGTTTTCTACCCGAGCCGTTAAAAGAGTTGGTTAGATATTTTTGCCAGCCTCCAATCTTTTCCGGCAGCCCTTTACGAAAACGAACTAAATTTCCGTCAAACCACCCACCTTCTGCAGTGTAGTCGGTTCCTTCCTTGTTTATTCCTGGATTGAAGATAAACTTCTGCAAAGGCATTAGCGATACTCCCCAGTCCTTATCATTTCAGTAACTTCTTCGGCTCTTCGGCCCACTTGTTTAGCCCAACGACTATCCATAAACTCATCAGCAGCAATATCAAACTGCTCACGGGACATAGCTTCTAGAGCCTTAACAAATCCGCGCAGCCGTGTAATACCCAAATTGAAGCACATATCAACCATAGCGTCTCGCCTAGCTTTGTTCAGGCCGCCGTACCAATAGTAGGCATCTTGCAATTCTTGATGGCAACGCTCTAGATCATTGTGTAGTAAGTAGTCAATTTCATCGTCAGACAACCCAAGACCAGACTCTGAGATATTCCTACCTACACCTATGGTCTCAAAGCCTGCAGTACACAAATACACTTTAGACTTGACGCCTTCATGGCGTTTTATCATTTCAATTAGCTCGCCCATTACTTCTCTCTAGCTACCTGATTGACTTTCTCGTATGAACGCATAGCGCCCAAACCGAGCATCCCCATCATAACAGGGACAAGAAGTGTTGTATCTACTTCCGGTACCGCAAACCAAATACCTAGTATGTTTGCAATAATGGTGTTGTACAGCAGTCCCAACGCACAGATCCAGCCGATAGCGGGTCGCCATCCAGCCACAAACAGTGATTTGTGCGCGGCTTCCATCTTGTTAATTTCTAGCTGGCCCTTGAGCGCCTCATGCGAATGCTTTTCAGACATAGTAGCGATCTCATGAGCCAAGGCATTCTTCTGATCCTTGTCCTCTATGAACTTATCCAGTAGCCCAGTGACCGGCCCAACCAATGATGCAACGATACTCATAACCTATTTCCTATTTGACCACGCTTGAGCGCCAAAAAACGCAGCTAGTATACCCGCAACGGATACGAAGTAGACTGCGGCCATATCACCTAAAATCGTTGCTGCTTGCGTCAGCCCGAAAAGCTCCGATGCAACTACTAGCGAGGGGTAGAGCAGCATTCCCCACAGAGCGAACCAACTCATGGCTCGTTGAGCATCCGCACGTTCATGTTGCAGGCGTAGCTCTTGTAATTCCTTGCTAGTGTTTAGCTCTTCGTCGGTAACAACACCGTCCCCATCCGCATCGTATTCGGCGTATTCGCTGCCTTCTTGTAAACGTTTTGCCGCCATATTAGTCCCACGTCTTTGTGTTGGCTGGTACCCGTTTCGGTATGCAATAAGCCGTTATGTTTTCTTGCATTTGGTAGCGGTTGTTTATCTTGGTTTTACCTGTACTGACGTAATACGCAAACGTGTTACATCGGGTAACATCTCGAAAGTAAAACTGATCCGCTATCGGCTCTCCGTTTACTACCACAACCAACAAGAAGGCCATCATTTTCTTGTCAGCCAACTTAGCAAAAGTGCCAACGTCATAGGCAGGAGAAACAGAAGCACACCAGCAATAGCGGCGTATTCTTTAACTTCTTTCCAGAACTTCTTCTTTCTAGCCGCCGCTCTAGCCAACTCAAGCTGCTTTTGCTTACGGGCTTCCGCCATTGCCTGCATAGCTTCTTGGTATAATTGACCGTTACCGCTAACGGTAAACAGATCCTTGATCTCACGCATGGTTTCTTGGATCTGCTTCTTGGCTAGTGCCGCCTTTACAGCATCGGCCTCGGACAGCTTACCCTCGTTCTGAGCGCGCTGTAGCTCTACCTCGGCACCACCTAACGCAGACAGAAACCCAGAGATAGACTGAATGTCATTAGTAGTCTCAGCGACCTGCTTAATCGCACTGGTAGCTGCATTTACGCCAGCTACAATCGCAGCGATCTCACCAATCACAATCAGCCGCTCATAAACTGCGGCAAAGCCACCGCGACAATCACCGTTGCATAAACGCCCCAGATCATTAGCTCAAGCCGGTCAAACCGCTTGCTGCCATCTTGCAGACGCTGCTCAATGCCTTGGTACCGGACAGCGCACTCTTTCTCATGCGCTTCAATCTGAGCTATGGCCTTCTCTGTAGGTGTCACTGAACAGAAGCCTCGGCTTCACCATCTTCAACAGCCTTTACTGATTCGACGATAGCGTTGCTGTAAGCGTTTAACAGAACTTCGCGTTCTTGGATCTGCATTTGCATCTGCGAAAT